GAGGAAATCGAACAGATGAAGCAGGAGGCCGTGAAACAGGCGCTTGCCGAGTCTGACCGGGCAATCAAGGAGCGGGAGCTGGATCTGAAAGAGCGCAAGACCGACAGCGAGGTTAAGAACCTGGACGCCAAGGCCGTTCAAATCGGGGTACAGGCCGCGTTCTCTGCCATGCAAGGCGGTGCGCAGGTAGCGCAAATGCCAGCCATTGCCCCGATTGCGGACAGCATCATGAAGGGCGCCGGGTACCAGCGGCCGAATCCTGGCGGCCATGACCCCAACTTCCCGACCGCCCAGCAGGCAGCGGCACAGCAGGGACAGTCGATGCCTCAACAGGCCGACTCGGTACCGCCGGAACAAGGCGCCATGCCACCGGAGCAGGGCGAGGTACCACCGGAGCAGCCAGCGCAGGGAGCGCCAGGCTATGACCCGGGAGAAATCCCCGGGGTACAGGAGAACACCAGCCCCAACTTCCCGCCGGTACCGCAAGACCCGCAATCAGGGATGAACGGTATCGAGACGGACGAAGTAGACGACAACCTGCCATAACCAACCCAAGCCGGTAAGGCCCGCAACCACGCGGTTCCCTGCCGGCTTTCTTACCCCCTGTAGGGTTCGATACAGCCCGCGACCATCCATAACCTCATCCTCAAGCCCAGGCCCAGCGCCGGGTGAAGTTCGGGGCGTTATGCCCCCCGTTGCACATCCTCTTACGCGGCCACGGCGATATGTGGCGGGGAAGCATGAGCACAGAACATGACGAGTTTTACCAGTCGCTAGACGCAGACAACATCACGCCAGAGCAGGCAGCCCAGATGCTTGAAATGGGTTGGAAGGGCGATACCGACACAGCTGAGTCGGAAACCGGAAGCGAGACGCCCGCCGCTTCTACTGAATCTGATGCTGGTGAATCTGACGACGACACCGCGACCGACGAACAGCACGAACAGGACAAGGGAGAAGGCCAGGACCAGGCCAAGCCGGACGCCGAGCAGGAGCCGGTTCTACTGGCTAAGGACGGCAAGCACACCATCCCTTACGACAAGCTGGTTGAGGCCCGCGAGGGCGAGAAGCACTGGAAGCAGCAGGCCGAAGCGAATGCCGCCGAGCTGGAACGCTTGAAAGCGGAAGCGCAGGAACGAGCCGATGCTGGTGAAGCCGCCACGCAGACCGACCAGAACGCCGCAATGGCGCAGGAAGCCATTGATAACGGGGTTGACCCGGACCTGTTCGGGGATTTCACGGAAGAAGACTTGGCGAAAGGTGTAGCCAAGCTGGTGCAAATCGAGCTGGCCGAACGCGATAAGCGTCAGCAGCAACAGCAACAGGAGCAGCAGCAGCAAACCGCCGCCGAGGCCCACTACAACGCCATCTATGAGGCGCACCCGGACGCAGACTCGATTGCCGAGAGCAAGGAGCTGGGAGACTGGCTGAAAGCCCAGCCTACCCACGTTCGCAAGGGGTGTGAGGTGGTCTTGAGCCAGGGCAGCACAGAGGAAGTCATTGAGCTGTTCGACACGTTCAAGCGGGAGACAGGTGTAACTCAGGCCAAGGACGAGGCAGACGCCAAAGGTGGTGACGCCAAGGCCAAGGCCCGGGCAGCCATTGAAAGCACTGAGTCGGAGCCCCCGGGCAGCCTATCGGACATTCCCGGTGGTGCTGCTGGGGCTGCGACACCAGAGGAGCAGATGGCGTCATTGAGTGAAGGTAAGGATCTACTTGAGCGCATGGAGGATATGTCGCCCGAAAAGATCGAATCCTTCCTGAACAAATCAATCTGACGGTTAATCGGAGGATTCCATGGCCGCGAACAAGACTCACGCCAAGTACGGCGACCCGAAGAATATGGTGCAACAGGCGGTAGGCCTGTTCGCCACCCACATGCAGCGTAACAGTACGCTGAACAAGCTGACCGGCAAGATGCCCAAGGGCCAGGCCGGCGCGACTTCTACGCTGCGTAAACAGACCACTCAGCACATGCCCATTGTCCGCTGTCAGGATCTTGGCAAGGGCCGTGGTGACGAGGTGACTTTCCACCTGCTTAACCCGGTAGGCGCCAAGCCCATCATGGGCAGCCGTTATGCCGAAGGCCGTGGTACTGGCCTGAGCATTACCGAAGACAAGCTGCGTGTGGATCAGGCCCGTTTCCCGCTGGACCTGGGCGATGCCATGACCAGCATCCGTTCCCCGGTTGAGTTCCGTTCGTTGGGCCGCCCGGTGGCGCAAAGCCTGATGGACCGCTACATCGACCAATCCCTGTTGGTTCACATGGCCGGCGCCCGTGGCTACCACAACAACGTGGAGTGGGTGGTACCGACCGAATCCGACAAGGATTTCGCGTCCATCATGGTGAACCGCGTCAAGGCGCCCACCAAGAACCGTCACTACATTGCCGACAACGCCGGCGGTATCGTGCCGTTCAAGACCAATGCTGGTGAGGTGGACCTGACCACGGGTGACCTGATGAGCATGGACACCATCGACGGTGTGCGTACCACCATGGAGCAAATCGCACTGCCGCCGCCCGTTGTGAAGTTTGAGGGCGACAAGGCAGCCGACGACTCCCCGATTCGGGTGTTGCTGGTATCCCCGGCACAGTACAGCTCCTTCTCCACTGACCCCAACTTCCGCTCCATCCAGGCGTCTGCCCTGGCCCGCGCCAACCAGGCCGGCCAGCATCCGCTGTTCATGGGCGAGGCCGGTCTTTGGAATGGCGTACTCATCGTGAAGATGCCGAAGCCGATCCGCTTCTACGCCGGCGACAAGATCAAGTATTGCGCCGACGCGACCAGCGAGGCCGAGTCTGAGGTGATCGTGCCGGGCTCCTTCGGTGACAAGTTCGCGGTAGACCGGGCCATCCTGCTTGGCGGCCAGGCGGTAGCCGAAGCCCTGGCGGCGCACAAGCGGTCCAGCATCCCGTTCTTCTGGTCCGAGAAGGAGCTGGATCACGGCGACAAGGTAGAGCTGTTGCTGGGCGCCATCCGTGGCGTCTCCAAGATCCGCTTCGATGTGGATACCGGCGAGGGTAACGAGATCACCGACTACGGTGTGACCGCTATCGACACCGCCGTGCCCATCATCGGCGCCCGCAAGTAAGCGATAAGGGGCTGGCCACGGCTGGCCCCTTTCGCATGACCCCGATTCGTTGAGCAGGAGGCCACAATGGCTAAAGTAACTCTCAAGAACCTGAACAACCGTCAGTTTGGCGGTTTCTCCCCGTTCGGCAATGTCACCTCGCTGAAATTCCGAATGGCTACCGGTGCGCTGGGCGCCGTGCAAGACTCCGATTCCACCACGCCCCTGACCAATGGCGATGTCGTGGATCTGGGCCACCTTCCCGAAGGCTTTTCCCTGGAAGACGCCAGCGTGTTTGTCACTACCGGCATGACCGCGACCGTAAAGGGCAAGCTGGGCTTTGTGTACGAGGATGGCGAAGACTCGGCCGAAGTACCGCAGGACGACGCCTATTTCGGCTCCAACATGGCAATGGACGCGGCCGCCCGCATCCGTGCCACTGGCGCCAAGCTGGTGACCCTGCCGAAGCCGGCCCGACTGGTACTGACCATTTCCGGCGCCGACAACGCCAAGGCCAGTGAAGTAGCCGTTGTCGTCAACGGTGAGCTGACCGGCCCGCGATAAGGCCCAACCATGAGGCGGCCTGAAAGGGCCGCTTCCCATTGACCTGAAAGGGGAAGGAAATGGACCGACAAGCCATCTTGGCCGCCGAGAAGGTAGCCGTTAAGTACATCGGCCGCAAAGAGCCGTGGATTGACCGCCTGTATGGCTCCAAGCTCCCGTTCCACAAGGAACAGGTGCGGGTGGTTCCATCCAGTCTGGCATTGCGCCTGTTGCGTCACGAAGACCTGTTCACTACCGAAACTGCCGATACCACGGGTGACGAGCAGAAGCAGTCTGAGAACAGCGGTGACAATGCCGGTGACCTGTTAACCCAGGGCGAGAAGACCGAGGACAATTCCGAGGGTAAGACCGAGGATAATTCCGAGGACAAGGGCGACAACAATTCCGAGGACAACACCGACGAATTGCTGGACAACGCCAAGGCCGAGCAGGAAGCCAAGGAGCAGCAGGAGCGTGAGCGCCAGGACGTTATTGACCGTGTTCAAGGCATGGACAAGGACGCGCTGGACAACTTCGCCTACTCCAATTACGAGCAGCGGATTAACAAGCGCAAGAGCGTTGAGAATCTGCGTGAAGACGTAATCGGCATGATTGATCGGTTTGGTGTGGTATGACCCTGGAAGACCTCATACAGCGGGTGAGGATCGAGGCTGACGACCTCTTTGAGCCCTATTTCTGGTCAGACGAGGTAATCACCGACTGGCTGAACGAGGCCCAAGAGGAAGCCGCGATACGCGGGCGCCTCATCCATGAGAGCGACAATGCCGCCGTTTGCACCCTCAAGGTGAAGGCTGGCAAGGCATCCTACCCGCTCCATGCCTCGCTGTATGAGATCGACCACCTGGCCTTTAACCGGGACGGCTTGTATCGGGTGCAACCGCTCAAGCTTGTCTCAGGAGAGGCGCTGGACAGCATCATGCCGGACTGGCGCAACGAGGAAGGCGACCCGGAATACGCCATTCAGGGCGACAAGGGGTTGCGGCTGGTACCCAGGCCCACCGAGGCCGGTGTGGTGACCCTGGAAGGCTACCGACTGCCGCTGTCACCCATGGATACAGGCGGCGACGAGCCGGAAATCAACGCCGCGCACCACCGCCACCTCGTTCATTGGGCGCTGTCCAAGGCATTCAGCGTACCGGATGCGGAAGTCTTTGACCCGCAGCGGGCACAGAAGGCCGAGGCATTGTTTACCCGGTATTTCGGTCAGCAGACCGACTCTGACTTGCGCCGAATGACCCGTGAGGATGTCCAGCACCACGTAGAACCGTACTGGCCCTGATATGGAGACAGCGACCCATGGCCACCGTGAAATACAAGCTCAAGATCGACCAGGGTGCAACGCTGCGCAAGCCATTTACGTGGAAGGCCGGCGGTGAGCCTGTAGACCTGGCTGAATTCACCGGCCGGATGCAAATTCGGGAAACCATCGACGCCGAGGAAGTGATTGCCGAGCTGACCAGCGACAACGGCGGCATCATCATCGGCCCGGACCTTGGCACGTTCACGCTGTATATGTCGGCCACTGAAACGGCCGCGCTGGATTTCGATTCAGCGGTGTATGACGTTGAGTTGCAGTCACCCAACGGCGATGTCACCCGGATTCTGGCCGGGGATGTCACCCTGACCAAAGAAGTGACCCGGTGAGTGGTGTTGAGCCGGAGAACACCCGCACCGAGTTGGTGGAAACCACCGATGAACGGGTGGTGTTGTCCGAGGAACAGCGCATTGACCTGTTGGAAGTGGATAGCGATTCGTCGTTACTTGTCACGGAAGACGCCCCGCCACAGGTTATTGAATCCGGCCCAGGCGATACGCTTCTGGCTCAAGAGTGTGAGCCGGAGGTTATCGAAACCCCTGTAGCGCAAGGCCCGCAAGGCCCGCGAGGCAAGACCGGCTACGCCGCAGAGGTGAGCAAGGCGGACAAGAACCGCCTGACCCGCAAGGAGGACGGCTTGTACGTCTCCGACGACCTCAAGCCCGACCCACTGGCTTATTACATTTTAGCGAAGGGGTGACCCCATGAGCATGGAAACGAAGATTATTGCCTTGGCCCAGGCCATTGGCGCCGATGTGAAGTTGCTGACCGCCAACCAGGGCGATTTGGCCTCGTTGCCGACCACGGCCAAGGACAATCTGGTTAACGCAATTACCGAGATCCACGCCGCCGCCACGGCCGATGTTATTGACGACTCCGGTACCCACACCGATGGCACCGTGGTTACGTGGTCCATCGACAAGATTGAAAGCGAGTTGCTGGCCGCACAGAACGCGGTGAAGGATGAGCTTATCAACGGCGCCGGCGCGGCACTCGATACGCTCAAAGAGCTGGCTGATGCGCTTGGTAATGACCCCGACTTTGCTCAAACCATTGCCACCGGCCTGAATAACCGTGTGCGCTTTGACCAGTCGCAAACCCTGACGGCCGCACAGAAGTTGACCGCGTGTACCAACATCGGCGTTGGCGACCCGACCCACGACTTTGCCGCCGATTACACGGCCGCTAAAACAGCTGTTTAAAGGGCGCTGACCATGAGCCTGTCCGCCCGTATATCGGCGCTTTCTCAAGTTATTGGGGAGGATGTGAAAGAGCTGGTTTCGGGTGTGCAGGCCTTGGAATCGGCCCTTTCTGACAAGCTGAGTACCGCTGCTTACGAATTCCCGGCCACACCCAAGCGGTTGCTGGTGTACTACGGGTACCCGGTGGCCTATCAGAATTTGTGGGACGCCCAGCAAGTCGCCAATGAGATAGCGTCGAAATACGACATATACATTTGCGGCGATACCTACCAAGACCCGAACCACGAATCCTACGCCGATACCCAGCTGGTGATTGCAGAGCTGATTGCCCAGGGCGTTGAGGTGTGGGGCTATATCCAGCTTGGCATGAATAGCTACGGGCTGACCATATCGGAGATTACCACCCGGGTAGCTGACTGGAACGCGCTGGGCGTGACCGGGATCTTCATTGATGAGTTCGGGTTTGAGTACGGCAGCTCTCGCCAGCGCCAGATTAACGCGGTCAACGCCTGCCACAATGCTGGGCTTCCATACTGCGCGAATGCC